GTTTCCCTGGCTGACGAAACCTCCGGTAAATACCGGTATCCTAAGGGTAGGATGTCTATATGTACAAAGCTTCCATAAAATATACAAACATGTAAATTATAAAATATGTAGTATCCATATATACACAACTATTTTAAACTTATACTACGAATAGTTCCGGAGTGGATAGATTTTACGCCTCTCCAAGGCGTTTGGAATTTATTCTGAGAAATCCCACTCATCGCCTACTGTAGAAGCAAATGCATCTTCATCAGCAACCTCATCAATTTCATCAGGTTCACGTCCAAGATATCTAATCTCGAAATGCTTAAGCCTGTCTTCATATGATTCAGTTAGCATTTTGCAAGAGTCAGTCATTCCACATTTGAAAGCTACCTCTTTCATTTGCTTTCTACGCAATTCGTAGACTTCCTTACCGTGTTGCCACCACTCACGTAAGGCACCGTCAATGTTTCCTGCGGATTGATCTTCCAAAGATACAACCTTAGATTCAAGAACGGTATGGAGACTTTTGAAGATAGATTCTTCAGCCAAAGCTCCATGAATCATTCCAGTATCCTCATTGAATTTATTCTCGCGCTTTAAGAAATCAGCTTCGAGATCATTCATGTAAGGAGTTGGTTCAGATTCTTTATCTGGCATAGTAAATACCATGTCACGTTCTCTCAAGAAGTCAGCATATGAAATGTGATTAAACCAATCATAGCCCTTCTTTACGGAACCCTTCACATCATCACCATATGTCATGATAGCACAAACCTCACGAAAAGGTTTGGGCTTGCCAAGGTGTGATGGCCAGAGGTGGAAATACGCACATCTTAGTTGCAAGGAGTTGACAATACAGTTAATGTAAACAGTCAAATTTTGTCCGGAAGGATTAGATCCTTTATGGATGATAATATCTCCATTGTAAGCAACACAAGAGTAAGCAATCTCAGTTGCAATACCCCTCATGATAGTGAGGTCATCTTCTGTGTACTTACCACACTTTTCTGCAATCTCAATTAAAGCAGCAAAAGCAGCATTAATAAGTTGTGCTGGCATACGAAGATCATATTTACTATAATCTCCAGCTAGAATGCGATCCTCACCAAAATGTCTCATATGAGCTCCGAGCTCGGACCAATCAGGTCCCATACAGTTAACTCCAACTGCACACTCAGAAAGTGCTGGAAACAACGAGAAAATCCTCGCAATCGGTAAGAAATACATTCTAGTCATCATTTGCAAAACAATG